CATATCTTTTTGAATTTATCGGAATATCTATAAACTTCATGATATCATGTATAGTATTATCTAAATTTTGCCATACATCTATAGAAAGAAGGTGTAAAATGTCATTTCTATCCGGTAATGAGTTAAACAGTGTTGCATATTCATCAAAATCAAATGGATTTTTATAATTTAATGCTATAAATTCCCGCTTATCATATACGTTTGCTAAAATTGATTTCTTCTGTTGCTCAGTTGAGTGACTAAAATAACATTCTAATATATCATCATGAGTCTGTTCGCTTCTTCGGAATTGTAAGAGTGAGTGATATAGGACCTGAGCCTTTGGCAATCGTACTAGTATAACAGGGTACTTCTTTTCTAGCATTAGGTTAAATGCTCTGTGCCATTCTGTGTGTTTATCTAAATGATAATTGCCTGAATGCACATACAATACATTAAATAAATTCTTGCTTTCTCTTTCTCTCTCTGGATTATCTAAAAGTTCAATTGCAGTTTTAACTCTTTTATATGTGCTACCTGTATTAATTGTTTCGAACCCATGCGCATTGTCCCCATCTGCATTATGTTTTTGCATCGGATTATCTGGTAAATCTACGTATTTGCCAGATGTTGTTAAGTACGTTGTATGTCCTGCAAGATAATGAAGGCTCCATGTCAAAAACGTTCCTCCTACTGCTGGATCTGTAATTATTGTAACTATAAAAACATTGTTAGATCTCTTTTTGTGTGAAATTCTAGTTCAGATATCGTATGATACATTTGTGTGGGTAAAAATAACATAGCTTCACACTGTTTAGTCACTCTGCACTTACACATTTTCTCAAGTTCAGTAATTATTACAGCATTATGTAATATCCTACATCCTTTTTCTTCTGATACTTTGTTATACACATGGTCATAGGCATTTGCATACCCTAATAAATGTCGAGTTTCTACCCTTATGCCCACTTTAATAAAAACATAGTAACCTCATTAGAATCTTTAAATTTGAGGGATTGCCAGAATTTAGTGCTAACACCTTCAGTTACAAAATAACCTGTAGTAGAGTAGTTTTTTATGACCTTACAGTTATGCTCAGTCTCAAAGATATCTTGAAATACTCTAGAGCTTTTATAGCTAGACGTATAACCCTGATAAGAATGCGACATAGCATTCATAATGGTGAGTTTGTGGTCATTTACTGCTAATTCCATTGTTCTCCTCTAGTAGTATTTATAGTTCAGTATATAACTTTTAGAGAGCATGAAAGGTTAAATTTAACCTGAAAACACTGATTGACTACCCGATGTTAGCACGATACTGCACCCATAGTTATCGCCTATACGTGCAATACCTTTACTGTTAACAAACACAGAAGTACTTCCGGTCGTTAGTGTAGTTACGTGGGGTGTGCAAGGTGGTGCAGGGACACTTGGATGCGATGTATTAGAGTCGACTTGTCTGTGTGTGGGTATGTTGTTAGTAAGAACATCAGCAGAGCCTGTAGCCGCTGTTGGTACAACGCCACACTCATGAACCGATATTGTATCTCCTACTCTTGAAACTGCGCTTCCCATGCAGTTATTTATTCTGTTATGATCTGCTTCTCTGGTGGTAGGTCTAAGTCAGATATACCTCTAAGGTAATGTCCTTCTACATCATCACCTACTCTAGCAACTAACGAGCAGACATCTAAGTTAAGACTAACTGACTTCTCAGAGTCTGCTGATACCATGCTAGGCATTAAGCTAGGACCTTGTTGTCCAAATGCTAGGCTCAACGGTTTTATAATTTTTACAATATTGCCGTCGACACTATCTACTCTAGCAATAACTTCTTCGCCACTGTTTAACTTAAACCCGTATATCTTACCTTTCTTTATATTCATGCTATCCTTTTAATTCGTTAATCCTAGACTCTAATAATGGTTTTGGTACTGCCGCTAACCCAGTGTACCCACCTTCTACTAACAGAGTTCCGTTAACATACAACTGTGGTACTGTTTTATGTCCTTCTGCTACTATAAAATCTCTTGCCTTGTCATCTTCATCGATCCTGACCTCTGTAAAGTCAATATCGTGTTCTATCAATAAATCTTTTGCTCTAATACAGAATCCACATCCTGCTTTTCCATAAATTGTAATCATAAACTAAATCCCTTTAATGTGTTCTCATCAACATCTTGCTTAACACCGCCTACAATGTATGTCGTAATCTCTGTTTCTTGTGGTGCTACCTGTACTTGAGAACCCGATATCCATTTACCTGTCCAAGGTAACGGGTCAGATCCTCCAACAAACGGCGAGTCTAAACCAACTGCCCGCATTCTCTTGTTAGCAATAAACTCAACATACTGTCCGAGCAATTCCTCATTTAGTCCAATAATAGAACCGTCTTTAAACAGGTACTTAGCCCAATCTTTTTCTTGCTGTACAGCATCTAAGTACATCGTAGTTGCTTCTTCTTTTGTCTCTTCTTGTATCTTAGCAAACATAGGGTCGTCTTTTGGTAATAACTTAATCATTGTTTGTGTAAATCCTAAATGCAAGTTTTCGTCACGGCATATCAATTTAATAATCTTGGCATTACCTTCCATCTTCTTAATCTCAGCAAATGCCCAACTACAAGCAAATGATACATAAAAACGTATACCTTCTAATACATTAACACTTAATAACGCAAGCCATAACCGCTTCTTTAATTCATACTCTGTAATTTCTAGTTTCTTTCCATTAACTGTATGCGTACCATATCCCAATAACTGGTAGTAATTGCTGTACTCAATTAAATCATCATAGTACTTACTAACATTAGCACCACATTCTACAATCTCTTGTATGTCTAGCATCTCATCAAACACTTCACTAGGATTAGAGTACACATTTCTAATGATATGGGTGTAACTTCTACTGTGTACTGTTTCATTAAATGCCCATAGACTAATCCAAGACTCTAACTCAGGAATACTTGCAATAGGTAAAAACGCAAGACTAGGACTTCTACCTTGTACTGAGTCTAATAGTATTTGTCGCTTTAAATTAGATGTAAAAATGTGCTGTTCGTGTTCAGTTAATGCACGGAAGTCTTTAATATCTCGTGTTACATCAACTTCTTGTGGTTGCCAAAAGAATCCCATTTGCTTATCTGTAAGCTTGTCTATTTTCTCATACTTTAGCGTTTCAAAACGCTGTATACCCATACTTCCGTTAGGATCTAAAAACATAGGACTGTCTATGTGACTTTTATCTTTATTTAAATTTATTACACTCATTGACTAACCTTAAAAACTGATCTAATTTCACGTGTATTACCACCTTGTTGTACATATTGCTTAACAGCATCTCGCCTATCTATTGCCCTAATGCGTTTAGTACTACCGTTGATTGAGTAAAGCAAAAAACTCTGAAACATTTAAATTTTACAGCTGTCGCAATCTTCGTCATCTGCATGTACATCTATCTCGCCAGCACCATCAAACGTGTTGAAGTAGTACATCTGTTTTCCACCGTACTTATAAAACATAACAATATGTTTAAGCATTTCGCTCATTGGTATCTTCTCATCTTCATATTGTGTAGGATTATAACTTGTATTAACACTAATACCTTGATCTATATACTTTTGCAATACTGCCATGACTTTTAAGTACCCTTCCGGGCCTGGTTGATCCCATAACAGTTCATATTTGCTCTTTAAGTGTCTGTATTCTGGTACTACTTGTGCCATTACACCATCTTTACTTTGCTTAATAGATACATAACTTCTAGGCGGTTCAATACCGTTTGTACTGTTGCTAATTTGTGCTGAAGTTTCTGCAGGCATTAACGCCATTAATGTAGAGTTTCTAATACCGTATTTTTTAAGATTTTTTCTTAGTCCTTTCCAATCTACTTTGTTCTTATGCTTAACTAGTTCGTTTACTTCTTTCTTGTACGTGTCTACTGGTAATATACCATCGCTGTATTTGGTTTCGTTGTTGCCCGGACATGCACCATGCTCTTGTGCTAACTCGTTACTTGCGTGTATTAAGTAATAACTCCAGTGCTGTGCCCATGTATCTACTAATTCTAATCCTTCTTTACTATTATAACCAGTACCGTGTTTTGCTAAAAAGTACGCTAAGTTAATAATGCCTACACCTAAAGGCCTGCGTTTTTCGGTTGCTTTCTGTGCGGCTTTAACAGGATACCGTTGGTATGTTAGCAATGAATCCAGACCTCTTACTGCTAAATTACAAGCACTTTGCATGTCCTCTGGGTTCTTGAACGCACCCCAATTAATTGCCGATAATGTACAAAGTGCAATTTCACCTTCTTCGTCATCGAGGCTACTGAGCGGTTTAGTAGGCAAATCAATCTCACAACATAGATTACTCATCCTAATAGGAGCAACATCTGTTTTAAATGAACTATGTTCGTTAGCGTGATCCACGTTCATTAAGTAAATTCTACCTGTGTCTTTACGTTCTTGCACAAATGACTGAAACAATTCTAACGCTGGTACCTTTTTCTTACGTATAGAAGTCTTACGCTCGCATATTTCATACAGCTCTTTGAACTTGTCTTGGTCTGCATAAAATGCATCATACAGTTCAGGCACATCATTAGGACTAAACAGCGTAATATCTTCGCCTGCAAGTAAACGCTCGTACATTAACTTGTTAAACTGTACGCCATAATCAAGCTGTCTGATCCTAGTTTCTTCTGTGCCTTTGTTGTTTTTTAGAACAAGAAGATCTTCGACTTCTAAGTGCCAAATAGGGTAATACAGAGTAGCGGCTCCTCCACGAACACCGCCCTGTGAGCAAGATTTGACCGCCGTAGTAAACAATTTATAGAAGGGTATAACACCTGTATGGTAAGCATCTCCGCTTCTAATAGGAGAGTTAATTGCTCGTATTCTACCAGCACCAATACCTATTCCAGCTTTCTGACTTACGTATTTAACAATACTGCTTGTTGTGGCATTAATAGAATCTAAACTGTCGTCTGTTTCTACTAATACACAACTACTGAACTGTCGCTGTGGTGTTCTTACACCTGCCATTACAGGAGTAGGTAGACTTATTTGATGCAAGCTAATTGCATCGTAATATTCTTTAACCCAATGCAATCTAGTCTTTTTACCTTTCTTTGGATAATGTGCGAATAGTGTTGCGGCAATTAACGCATAACATACTTGCGGTGTTTCGAATATCTCTTTAGTAACTCTATTCTGTACTAAGTATTTTCCACGTAACTGTTCCATAGCAACATACGTAAAATCATTATCACGATCATGCTTAACAAAGTTATTAATATAATTCCATTCACCTTCGCTATATTCTTGCAATAGCAACGGATCATAAAATCCTCTATTAGTGTTCTTATCAACAATATCATAAATGTGACACGGAGTAAACTTACCGTATACTTCTTTACGTAAGTGATAATTGATTAGTCTGCCTGCAACGAACTGGTAATTTGGGGTTTCATCTGTTATTAAATCAGCAGTTGCTTTAATTAGCGTTTCTTGAATATCACGTGTGCTGATGCCGTTGTAAAACTGTATATGGCTTTTGATCTCAATATTACTTGCACTAACGCCAGTAATGCCTTCTGTCGCCCAGATTACAACTCTATGTAATTTTTCTATGTCTAATTCTTCTTTGGTACCGTTGCGCTTAGTGACTATTATACTCATGTTCTATAATTTATTGATACTTGTTATGTATGTATCGAATTATACAGAGCGCAGGTTAGAATAACTCTTATTTTTAACCTAATATAATCGAACGAGTGAATAGCTCATAGTAGCATCTGTCGTAGCGGTAATATCTGTAGTTGTATATTTTACATCTACATCTGTGCCTGTTTGTGTTACGGTAAGTGTAACGCCAGTAGATGCATTTTCTGTAAACGTATCGTTGTACGTTATTGCACAATTATTCGACTCAGTAGCTACATTTATAACTCCTGTACGTATTGTGCTAACTCCAGCATTATTATTACGTCTAATAGTGTAATTTATATTAAACGCATTAAGCTGTACATCTAATGTAGTTGAATCTAGCAAATTAATATCAATTATTGACGTAGCTACAGCCGTTGCATTTGCTAATATTACTGTTCTACCTACGTCGCGAACATACGTGCCTAATTCAATTTTATTACTTGCATCAAATCCAATAGAGCCTGTTTCGTTTAGTGCTATCCTAGGAAACGTAACATTATCAGTATCATTACGGTTAAACATGTCGCCGTAGCTAGCATTGTTCTTAGCGTGAATGTCAACTATAGGAAATGTTGGAGAACCTGCACCACCAAATGTATTGCCAACATCATAGAACATGTTAAATGCTGATATGTTAAATGAAACCTCAATAAAATGACCAGGCATGCCTATTATGATGCCTTGTCTAGATATATTATCAAACGTATTTTGTGAAATTCTAACACCTGTAGGACCACCATCAACTGGTGATTCGCCTATAACTACACCTTTGTAATGTGTATCAAATCGCCCATTTGAAAAAGTAATACCTCTACATTCAGCGTTAATGTCTAAGCCAATGCCGGTTCCCGATGTGCTACACTTATCAAATGTTATATTCTTTGTTACTACTGCGGCTGTACTTCTAATAGTAACTGCCGCGTCTGAGTCAGCGACTGTAATGTCTGCTGTTGTTCCAGGACCTGCAAAATGTACACTATCAAAGTAACATTCAGTTGCTTGTTCTACAAACATTATCGCTTCATCATGGTGTACTGTAGATTGGATTGTAAGACTGCTGATCTCTATATTCGACGGAGGAATAGCACCAAAGTTACCGATACCAGAGCCGGTTTGCTGTTTGCTATCTGCAGTTCTCATTGCGCAAGTAACAATCGAACCTTCGTATCTAATAGTAGAACTATTTGCACCTTCTCCCCATAACTTAGCAAAAGATGGAACTTCTATGCATCCGGTTACTCTATATGTGCCAGCTGGAAAAAATAAACTTCTTCTAACTTCAGTATTTGTTTCTCTAGCAAATAATTCAAATAATGCTCTGTTAATAGCATCAGTATCATCAGTTACTCCATCTCCTACTGCACCAAAATCTCTTACACTAGCAAAATCATCAAACTTTTCTTGTAGCGTTCTATTTACAGGTGTACTAGGTATAGGTCCTGTTACGACTTCGTAACCTGCTAACGTACCTTTATACGTGTAACCTGTTGATATCGATAGTATATTACTAAACTGTGTTAGAATTTCTGTGTTACCAATAATAGGTGCACCATCAACAAGTTTACCGTTACCGATAAACAGACGTCTTTCGTCTAACGACCATCCAAGCTCTGCGCCTGTCAATTGTGGTAAGTTTTCTTGTAATCCTTTACGGTGTGTAATTCTGGAGATTTGCGTGATCGCCATGTGATACCTCTAGTTAAATGCTTTTAACTATTTATGCGATATTATTTTCGTAGTATTGCTCTACTTTTTTCCACCAAACATAGTCCCATTTTTTAAACTCTTCACCTTCAATGACCCATTCTTGATACTTCTGTCCTTCAAAGAGTCCGGGGGTAGGTTGATTTGGTTTAACACACATTAATATAACACCGCGCTGTATGTTAGTGCCAAACATAGCATTGTGTGCCGCTGAATAAGCCGCTAGCTGTATGCAATAGTCTTGCACACGTTCATCTGTTTTTGGTTTATTTGATTGCTTAAAGTCCATAATAGCAGGGTGTCCGTCGTGTTCTCCTACTAAGTCAGTAGTGCCTGCATATATCTCTGGGTAGTATAACGGTACTTCTGTACCCCAACATTCGTTAACATTACACATACCTTTATTAACAATCTCTTCTGCCATTATGTGTGCTTCTTTTGCAAACGGATTAGTACCTGCTTTCTTAAGCTTGCCGTCAATAACATAATCTTCAAGGTATTTGTGCATCCTAGTACCTCGGTTGGCCGCTTCTCTACAAATAGCGTCTGCCCTTGCTTCACCTATTGCTTTACGCCAGTTTTCAAGACCTGCTTTATCTTTTTCATCTTTAGTTGCTGATAAAATCGTGGTTACTGATGGTAACGCACCTGTCGGTGTATTGTATAGGCGTTTGCCATCTATGGATTTTCTGGAAAGCTCAGAGTATAGATATCTTTCTACTAATAATGACATTAGTATATTATAACAGGTTACTTATGCCCTGTCAAGTATGTATTTGATACTGTCTAATTTGCTGTCAAACCCTGCTATAAATCTATCTACAAATTGTGACACTTTAGCACTAATATCTGCAATGTAAGAGTCGCTTTCTTCTTCTTTTACTTTAACTCTTAATGCAGGTTTGCGTTCTTTTTCTATAATAGTTGTGTAGGTCTTTTCTAATCCCTCTAACATCTGAGTTAGTTCAGGAACTCTATCACTTAATTGATCTACTAACGCTTCAAGCATAGCTTCATAATCTGTTTTTTGTGTAGTAACTGTTGTACGTTTACTGATATTAATTGTCATGCTAGCAGTTTCGACTACTCTAGTCATAATCTCATCTTCAGCATCAAACAAATCTAGTGCCTTATCACGAACTGTGTTATTTAATTCATCTCTTGCTTCTTTTAACTCTTTAGCTTGTTCGTCGAGTTGTCGATATCGTTGCGCTAACCTAGTATAAGCTGAACTGTGTTGTTTAGAAAGTTCTACTTGAACTTTATCAAGAATGCCTTTAACTTCTTTTTCTTTGTAATCAAGTGATGCGTCACGGTCTTCAGTTACGAAAATCTTAACGCCTGCATTCTTTAAAATGTTGTCTAGTTCTGAAAGGATCATGCTGTTATTTTACCTTATCTAAGGCCTGCAATCCTAAGCATTCTGTCCATTTCAGTCATTACTTCTGCATTATTTTCAACACTTTCGTCCCATCCCATGCCGGCATTTCTGTTTAGCTGTTTGTTACGTAAAGCTCTTTGCTTCTCCATACCTTCTGGAGATCTTGTTTGTCCTGCAAAGTTTGAATCAGCATCTAAGTCGTAACCAAAGTCGTCTGTGTTTTGTGCGCCTTTGGTTACCGTAGGATCAGCCATTGTAGCATTACCTGATATTGAACTTCCTGATACTCCTGGAACTCCTACGCCTGCTTTTGGCTTGTTTACTGCTCGTATTAACTCATCTTGTTGATCACCGTCTATAGCACTTAGATCTTGTACAGCTTTGGTTTTATCTAGACCGTATTTGTCTTGTACTTTTCTACGTGTGTCTAGTTGATCTGGGCTTAAATCTACATCAGCTGGAGCAGTATCCATTTGAGGTTTCACTTTGCTGCCTGTTTTCTTAGCTCTTACTTGTGCTAACTTAGCCGCTTTAGCATCTGCTCTTGCTTGTGCTTTTGCTTGTTGATCTAAATCATAATCTGCATCATACTCTGCATCTAAATTATCAAACTGGTCATCTGCTCTACGTACGTCCCAGTCTGTGCGCTTATCTGCTTGTATATCATCTGCTTTTGCTTGTGCTTGTCTATGTGCTTGTGCTTGTTTATCCGCCTCATATTCTGCATCAGGATCAGTATCATCAAATGGAATCGGTGCATAATACTCATCATCTGGCATCTCTGCGCCAATTTCATCTACATAGTAATTTGCATCATCAACATCTTGATCGTCTGCCATTTGAGCATACTTGTCCCAGCGATCAGGACTAAAACTTGTGCCATCTGGGCCAACAGGGCCAACATTTCCTAAATTACCATCTCTCATTGCACGTCTATAACGTGATAAATTAACTGCATCGTAATCTACTGTCTCTTCCTCTTTTGGTGCACTAAAATTACTTGTAAGATCGTCCCACCAGTCTTCGTCTATTTGTTCATCTTCCTTTATTGGTGCACTATCTGTATAATCGTCCCATGTCTTTTTGCCAGTAGATAATGTTCGCATCATGTCTTGAGCGGCTTCTTTACCGTATTTTTGTATCCATTCTAAGGGTCCGTCTTGCTTTGCTTGTGGGGTTCTCTCTACAGGCTTTTTCTGAAAAGGATTTCTTGAAGATCTTTCCAATGCTTTAGCCATTGCATCTCTGGCTTTAGTTTGTCGACTATGCGGAAAACTAAAGAATGGCATATATCTATCTTGCCAGCTGTCTGTATGGTCTTCGTCTACTTGCTCATCTGCTTGCTCATCTGCTTTAGCTGTTGGCAACTTATCATCGCTAGATATACCTAATGCGGTTAAAATATTTCCCAACCACTCTTCTGGCGGTGACATCTCTATGTCACTCCATTTCTCCGGTTCGTCATGTGCTTCAGTTACTGGGTCATCTGCAGGTAGTCTAACAAGTCCATGTTGTTCTTCGTGTGAAAGAGTATCGATATAACCTTTAGGTTTACTTCCGTCTGGATAGTTGCCGTCTTTGTCATAACCTTTAGGTTCACTTCCGTCTGGATATTTGCCGTCTTTATATCCGCCTTTATAAATATCTTTAGCATCATACTCTTTAAGCATGTCTAAACCTGCATTTCTCATTAATGCTTCAAATTCTGAACGTTGTTTCATATTACCCTCTGTTTTTATTCATAGCCCTTTTCGCCATGTTATTAACTGTATTACGGGCTTTGTCTACTGACATACCCTGATCTGTAATTTCTTTTTCGCTTGAGAATGTTATTTTATTTTTATCTATGTCTCTTACAACATTACTTAAAGCACCTCTTTCAATCATATCACTTAATGAGTCATAGTCTAATGACATACCCATTCTATCTGCTATTGATACAAAAGCATCTACACTTAACGTAGATGCAGAATCCTCATCGTCGGCTCTTCCGATTAAAAACTGACTTAATGCAGTTAATTTCTCTTCTTCAGATTCGTATAGCTCTTTGATTTTCATTTCTTTACGTACTCTTCGGCTTTATCTACTAACTCTTGCAAACTCTCTAATACGCCGCCATCTAAACCGCCTGCTCCTGCGCCAACTAATACTCTTAAATCTGCTAGACCAGCTTGTTGCCAATGTTGGGCAACTTCTGGCTTCATGTACTGTACAATTACTGCCTCTAACTCATTAGTAAAGTTATTAAGTTTATGTTGCATTTCATTAATTGCGTTACGTGCTTCATCAACATTAAAGTTACTTACGTCTTGGACCGGTTGCTCTTTACGTTCTGAAAATATATTAACTAAGTCAGACCTAATGTCTTCCATCAGGGTTGACATTATCTTCTCTCTCTTCCTAATTCCATATCACCGCCTGGTACTGGGATTGGCTCTTCTACTGGAGCATCATCTGGAATACCGTCGCCATCTAAATCTGCACCCATATCCATGTCATCCATGCCTAATTCGTCCATTGGCGGCATGCCTGCGTCTACACCTGCTAACTCACCCATTGGATCTGCTAGACTGCCTTCACCTGTAACTATTGCTACAGCGCCATCCATTTGAGTTTTAGTATCACTTAATGTGTCTGACAATGTCTGCAATGCCGCTGACATTGTGTCTTTAAACTGTGTAGCTTGATCAACACCAATTTCTGATTTCATAGTGTCTGCTAATGCTGGAACATCTTTGTGTTGTAAATCAACCATGTCCTCTACCATCTTTTGTACTCTGTCGACCATATCTTGTGCCGCTAGTACAACTTGTGCTGATGAAACTTCATCTTCGTTTAGTACACGCTTAGACTCTACAATCTTACGCATAAATGCTCTAGCAGTATCTTTACTGTCTAATACAGTTAGTAAACTTTCACTAATGCCACGTTTTTTAAGTTTCTTGTATTCCTTTGCGGAAATATCTTCTCCCATTGCTGTTTTCTTTAAGGCGTTAGCATACTCGCCTGACATCTGTCCCGGAATAATTGGTTTCATACTTTTTCCTGTATTTGTGTTGTTGCCACCAAACGATCCAGGATCGCCTGCTTCATTTAATTCTAGTACTTTTGCAGTTAATGTTTCTGCAAGCATTAACATTTGCATGTACGACGAATCGTTCTGGCTGGTGTGAAATTTATGTGAGTGTCTAAATTCACTAATAAGCTCTTGTGACTTGACTAATAATTTAGAGGTTTCTTTAAGAGTAAGAGCATCAAGGTTGATATCTACTCCGAATTGCGCTTTATAAGTGTTAGCGTACTTCGATGACGTGTTTTTTTCTGCTAGTTCGTTTAGATTCATTGTCCAATCCTAATTTTTTGATGTATTTAGCTCGTTGTATATATTTATGTAACTTGCCTTTTAACTTGTAGTGTTTAAGATTGTATTCTTGAAGTCTTGCTAATAGCACACCTTCTCGATGAGATGAAGGAGTATTCTTTAATACTTGTTTGGTATGTGTAATATCACCTAGTAAGAATTCTATTTTATTGTCACATGCTATTATGTTGTTTGCTAACTCTATTTCTTCTTTCTTGTCTGCTATGCACCATGATATTGCACTAGCTGATGTATATGTAGTAACTAGATGTTTTAGCTTACCATTCTTTTCGTAAATGTTAAACTTATTATCATCTGGAATAATCTGATATTGATTATAAACAATGTACGTGTCGCCTATCTTTGAAATCAATTCATTAGAATCAGCTGTGAACTCTTTTTTAACTAGCTTTTTAAGTTTGCGTTTAACCTTACTGAAAGTCTTTTTCATACTGTTATTTATTACCTGATTCAAAGTATATGTTACGCTCTTTACAATTAAAGTGTCCGTTAACCTGTACTGTTTCGGTTAAATCTTGTAACATAGGAACATTATTACAATCCTGATATAACGCACCTACAGTATCATCCGCAATTGCTAATGCACCTACTGATTCAAACTCAAACTCTAATGTCCAAACTGTATGCTTACCTTTGTATTTCTTATCAAATTTATATTTAGAAAGCAATTGGTTAGTCTTTATTTTAGGACCTCCTAACATCAACGGTTGTATCCTTAACGACAGTACTTGTAATAATACCTCATAGTTACTTTGCTGTCTGCGGCGAAATCTCCACTCTTGTTCGTTAGTAATCTCTATACCTGTTTTAGTAACAAGTGGTAGTTGATCAATCCTAAAACTTCTAACTACAGCAGTCTCAGTAATATCAAATAGAGAATATACTGTTACGTGTTGCAAAGGGTTTCTAAGATTTTAAGTTGTTCTAATGTTTCTCTTATAGCCGGGTTTTCTATTGCTAAGGTATCCCAATCCTTGTATCTAAGATAGTAACGCCAATTCTCTGTGTCGTCTGTTACAATTAATCTACGTTCCTTAGAACCTATTTGCCTAGCATAAACAGTCTTGCCGCCATCTGGGCTTTCGTAAATTGTTTTAACGTCTTTTAAATTATCCATGTCGCTATTTACGTCATAAAAAAAGCCTGGCTAAAAAACCAGGCTTTTTTACGTGCTTAAAGCACTACGTAAGATTAACTCTTAGTAGTTAGCTAATGCCGCTGATGTAACACCTGTTACGCCACCGAAGTTAGAACCTGCCGCAATTGCCGGACCTTCAGTAATAACCGTAACTACGTCAGTTACGCCTGCTTCAAATGTACCAACTGCTGTAATAGTGTTAGTTGTCATGACAAAATCACAAACATCATTTAATTCTGCTTGTGTCATGTTAGATTTAGAAAATGTTGAAATAGCAATGTCACGACCGACTGCTTCAAATGCGCCATGATTACCATGTACTTTAGTTACTGATGCCATAATAGACTCCTTTATTCTTTGTTTGTAGAGACAACAACCGTTGTATCTTACACTTATTTATGTCAGTCTGTTCAAAGCTTTCTGGAGTGGGGCATGTAGATCAGGATATATACTAACACCTTTACGTATTGCCAACAGTAGATGTCTAATATTACGTATTCTATCAAATACGCTTGCTCTATCGTAGTCATGCATTTGTCTTCTTAACTTCTGATGCATATCGTTAGTACCTTTAGTCTCCCGCATTAATATTAGCATTAGCTGATAGAAATCACGTTCATCTACTCTACCGTTAGCCATATCTCGCAATATTCTTCTTATACGTAACTCAGGTAATGAGAAACTAGACTGCTTACCGAAGTACTTCTCTTGTTGCATTAGCATAACCATTGCATTATATAAGTCTGGTTGCGATACTTTAAACTCTTTAAACGTAGGATATACCATTATGGACTTAGCATATTTTATTGCTGTCTTTTGGTCTTCATGCCACAATATCATAAGCGCATAAAAGTAGTTCAGCATTATTAACGCTACTTGATCAACATCCATATTCTTAACTTCAGATAAACGTCTGAATACTCTTGCTTCAGTTAGGTCTTGTAGGAAAGAGAAATTACTCATCATGCATCTTTAAGTAAACAGGCTCTTCTTCAGCATCATCATCTGTTTCAAATATTACTTCACTACCTGTAGAGATTATTTTATCTCTTAACCGTGCTAAAAAATAAACTTCGCTCTCAGTTTCATTAATGTTCTCTTCTTCCATCTTATTCTCCTCTTGCTTGTTGCATGCGCCCACCTAGCCATTGCTGTGCTTGTGTTGGATTTAATCGTCTTAGCGTTCTAGTACCCGACGGTCCAATCCTAACAGGCATTTCCGTTGCATCTTCCATTTCTAATCCGACTGGATTTTCTATTGGGGTCGGACTTAACTTAAACTTAATGCCGGATCCATCCATATCGTAGAACCATGCTCCGTCAAACTTAACAAATATTGCACCGTCTGCTTTTACAGCTTTAACAGGTACAATATTACCAGGACGCTTCTCGCTTGTTGGTACTTCTTCTCCAAACGGTACTACTGCTTGTACTGCTGGCATCTCTGCACTTACTGTAGGTGTTGGTTCGAGCTCTTCTACCGGTACTAAGCTTAATGTAAACAATGCTGTCATATAGTTCAATGACTTATTGGTACCTATTTGTCCACTAGTACTATAATCTACTAATTCTTGTATTCCTTTTTGTGAGTATCTACTCTGCGGCACTTGCATATCACCGTGTATAAACTGTGATAACTCTGCTTGTATTATTTGTTGTGATGGGACTTGACCTTTGTTCCTTTTTATTATGTCGGCCAAACGGAACTTCCAAGTATTAAGCCATCCTTCTGCGGCATCACGAATCTTGCTGTCTTGCTTTGCTTCTTTAAAAGCATTTAAGAATCCACTACCTTTAATAGAGCCAACAAACCGTCTGACATGGTCCATTAGACCTTCGTTAATTACTTCCTTTACCCTCATTTATTTTCCTTAGACTACGTTGAAACTTACGATTATCACCACTTTTTATCGAATTCAATAACTTACGGGATAAGTTCTCAGCTTCTTCATTAGTATAAGTTTCAGAAATTAAATCTAACAATCTACCTGCGCTTTCAATAAGGCTATCGGCACGACTCCTAATAATATGTTTCTTATCACTTTCAATATGAAAATTCTCAAGTTCTTCAAGAATGCTTCTTGTCCGTTTTTGCATTAATGACCCCTAGTAGTTGCTGTATTTATTTAGATTTAATGCTATTCAACATGCTCTGCAATTTAGCACTTTGCGTATTTGATGTATTTGCTTTTACTTTTGGTGTATTCTCTGGAGGTATACTCGGAGCTCCTATTTTAATTTTTGACATTATCTCACTTGATGTCGGTGTATCTTCAAGTTCTGCACCCTCGTCTGTAATTCTTAGAGTATTCATGTCAAACTCTAGTTCTACTTTTTGTCCTACACCCGAACTAGAACGTGTTTTCATTAACTGTATTTGATACTTTCCTCTTTCACGCATTGCTCTGCTTGTAAAAATACCGAATACATTATCTGCTGTATTAATTTTAGAAATACCACCCGAAATATGACTATGATCAAACTCTATTTCTTCTACTGCTGACCTGTTTAACTGCGATGCTGTTACCATAATAATGTCTAGCTCTTTTGCTAGATTTCTTATCTCTTCTGATACGTACTTGTCTTTAACAAACAAATTCTCAGGACTAACCTTAGTACCAACTGGCATTAATAAGTCTAAATAATCAATACACATACAGTCCATCTTTATGCCATGTTGTATCTCTAGTTCTTTAACGTAAGATCTAATGTCATTAACTGTACTCTGTGCTGGCATGTACTTAATACGTAGCTTACCGTACTTCTTTCCTAGCATCTTAACTTTCATCTCAACGTTATCTAAGTCTCTGAATACTTGCTTAGTTGCTGTGTCTGTCATCATAGAATCTATACGCCAACTACATAAATTCTCACTTAATTCTAGTGTTATAAACACTCCATTAAGTCCTTGCTCTACCCAATTAACTATTAAATTCTGCATAAACAACGACTTACCGGAGCCAGATCCACCTGCAAATATCTGTAACTCGCCTTTATTAAACCCACCGTACAACTTCTTATCAAGCATCGGCCATCCTGTACTAACTTGTCCGTTGTTTTCTTTAATTGCTAAGAGTCTAGCTCTAGGATCTGCAAAGTAATCAGTGCCCATGTCTTTAGTTAGGCTAATCTGTACTGCATCTTTAATAATTTTTTCTACAGGATCATACTCACCTTTCTCTAATAAATCTGCACTTTGTAGTATTGCACGTTCTAATTCTTGTCTACGTGTAAATCCTTCAAACTCTGTTAAAAACCAATCATAATGCCCGGCAGTTAATTCTGATACAGGTTCTACTTTAAGACCTGTAGTGGCTGTAACTTGTTCATAGGTCGGTAACGTACCGTGGTTATCTGAGTGTGTCTTTATGAACTCTGCAATTTCTTGTAAATCAGCATGGAAGTTCTCAACATTGTAAATATTTTGTACCCGAATATAACTCTCAGCATCGCCAAGCATCATCTCTAAGAAAAACTTTTGTATATCCTTACCGTATTCTTTCACTTAAACTTTTTACCGTATTCGTTCACTTAAACTTGTTGTTAAATTTCGTTAGTACTTCTGCCTTAAATCCGCTTTGTTTATTATTAACTATAGACAGCATTGTAGCTATTTTACCATGTTTCTGTACAGCATCGTTTACATCTTTAACCTTATCATCCCACTTTGGTATACTTACATTAAACCCGTGCTCAATAGCCTTTTCTACTAGCTTTAGTCCCGCTTTATCTTGATCTGGCACGACTATAATCTCTCTGTACAGTTGTTTTAACTGCTGTGCTTGATCGTTGCTAATTTCATTATGCAGGACTGCTAATCCATTGATACTTATCGCATCAAGTATTCCTTCTGTAACTATAGCATACTGCCAATTCTCTTTCTGCAAATCTAATCCAAACACGTAACCAGGTTGTTGCTCGTTTAAGTACTTAGGTAATCTGTCATCTAAGAAACGCGATGTATATCCTACTATCTTATTATCGTTTGTGTATGGTATGATTATCCTATTCTTGTAACGTGCTTTGCCTCTAGGAGTAATCATAAACGGGTACTCGTCGTACTTTAATCCTCTTCCTTTTAAATAACTAACAAACTTTTTATCATGCTGTGTTATTGCGCGTGCCTCTTCAGGTAATGCTATTTCCTTAAACTCTATCTTCTTACGCTGGACAGTTCTGTCATCTAATATATCTGTAATGCTCTTGTGTCTTAAACTTTCTAAATTAAGCCAGTCTATATCAATACTACTTACACCCAACCAACCTAACAAGCATCTTGCTTTGAGTGTCACAGGACGACCTAATGTAAAACCTGCTTTGTATCCGCAATTAAAACAATGATAATGCCAATCAGTTGTGCTATCTAGCATTACCCCACCGCGACCGCGTTTATCTCGTGACTCGCCGTTGTATGTACAGCAAATCGCATTGAAACTTATCCAGCCACTGCTTGTTTTTTTTCTTTTTGGGGGTAAGTAGGATACGATATCTAGCATTATATTATTATATAGTAAAAATAATGCTAGGTTAGAATGAAAAGTCCGAATCGCACACCTGTCGGACTAGCAAGTTATGAGGGTATAAACAAAACTATTACTAAAAAACCCTGCGCTAACATAATACTTTTGTGCATGGCGTTATGTTACGGAATACCTCGCCACCTTTTCTAAGCATAGTCAATTAGACTAGAAGTCTTAGACACTACTTTAATTTTGGAAATACGCAAAGCTACGTATCGCTATCCGTTAACATAATACGTTTCAGTATTACCGAATAACTCTAAAGTAATAAAGGACCGTCACTTTAGGGTTGATATCATGCATGTAAGCGACAACCAACACCTAACATTAGTCGGTAACAACTAACTGCATATCAACTATTATACTTCATTCTAAATACTCATCAAGTGTTTCTGCAATTATTACATGTCCGAGTTCATTTGGGTGTCCGCCTGGTTTAAAAACTGGAAAATACTGGTTCTCTTCATTAAGTACATCACGAATCTGCAAGTTATGCAAGGTATTACATTTTATAAATGTTCTAGCTAGTAAATTAAACTGCACTACAGGTATATTGTAACTTGCTGATACGCCATCAAACATTCTAACTGTTGTTTTATAGCGTAATTTATCTAATTCGTTACAAGCAGACATTGCTGTATGGTACTTGTGTAGCTTATGCCATCCATCGGGTACGTTAGGTCCTGCACAATCTAACCATTGTGCATGCAAGTATCTATTCCAATCAGGGTCATCTCTGCCAACGTCATGGTTAGGGTCATACCAGCTAATCCTACTTTCATCTGTTAGTCCTACTAGCAAAATAGAGTCTTTAATGTATTCTTCATTATGATTATCTAACCACCACATAAGATTCCACTGCATCGACTGTAAACTTGAGCCAGGGAATGCTAGATTTTCTTGAGTTAGGTTATACTGTTTAGCAAGTATTCCTGTGTAGCAACGACTTAATCGATATTCGTCATTCTGTGTGTAATGACTAGGAATATTTTTCTTTTCTAAGTCTGGATCTAATAGTTCATCACCGAACGCCCAACTGCAACCAAACGATACTAAATTCTTTAATTCAGGTGTTTCGTTTTCCTGCAATTGCATTTCTTCCCTGCTAATATTTCTCTAAGATGTTCATCAAATGTTTCTATAGTTATCGAAGCTAATACGCTCTGTAAATCTGATTGTTGACTTTTACATACTTTTGCTATTAACTCTCCCATAGCTTCTACTGTTTCAGTTATACATTCACTAGTATGTTCGACATCAGTAGCAAATTTGTCTTTAAATGCTTGCGTATTCTCTTCAGTAACCTCATCAAATTTTAAACTTGTATCATTCTTCACTAATAACCGTCTTGATGCTTTAAATACTTAGCTTGGATGTATGCTTTAACTAGCCCGGATCGTACAATATCTTCTACACCAAATTCATTTATACTAAACCAGTTGACCATCGATTCTAACACTTCAACAAACTTACCGATATCCATGTCTTTTAATTTAGTAAAGTCAGTTTGCATAAAATCACCACAGAACATTGCTCTGGAATCTCTGCCTAGTCTAGTTAATACCGAGTCTGCTTCGTGTGCTGTACAGTTTTGAAATTCATCCATTATTACAATACAATTAGTTAACGTAATACCGCGTACATAAGATGTAATCATAAACTGTATTACACCTTTTGCTACTAATATCTCGTATGCATCGTCGCGTCCGAACAGCTCAGAGCATATTCGTTTGTATGGAAGTTCATATATCTGTGACTTTTCGTTTAAATCGCCTGGTAAGAAGCCTATGTCGCGTGTTGGAACTGCACTTCTAACAATAATAATCCTTGATACTTCTGTCTTACCGTTGATTATCTCATTGAATGCTTTGTATAAACTTAAGAATGTTTTACCTGTTCCCGGAAAGCCTAATAACAACTGCGATTTCCCGCTATCGTAATTATCAAAGAATGATTGTTGTGCTTCTGTTATTGCTTTAACATCAATTAGTTTTAAATGTTGTTTAGCTATGACGCTAGCGCCACTAAATTTATTGTTTGCTGACATTAAAGTTTATCTGTATAGTATTTTATCAATTGTGCCCTCGATTGGTGATATACTTGTTGGTGTTCCTTCTATTTTTATTCTTAAAAAAGGATGTGTTCCTGTTATATTATAATAGTTATTGCTAGTCGTTGTCGTGCTGAAAATTGTTGCAGAACTTCCTACATCAGGTACAATATCATACCATTCTAACGGGTTAGAACCGCCTACTACTGAGCCTTGTAGTTGTAATGCTCCTACGAAGTCAGTTATATCTACTTGGAACGTATGCAATAACTGATCTTTGGTTTCTACTTGGCTAGTAACTATTGGATCAGACCTTGGTGGTCTACTAAAATTGAATAAATCCGGTACTGTTACATTAACACTATCAACAAATTTAGGATACACGCTATCTAATATCTCTAAATTGCCTCTAGCATTAGCATCATCGTCCATAAACGTAGGATCAAATAACGAATTAAAGCTACGCTCTATACTATAGTGTGCTCGTTGACTCTCAATGTTATCTAAGTCACTTCCCGATAGTACTATTTTCGCTTTGCCCTTCTCTACGTTTGTTATTGTTAGATCTTTACTTAACAATAGCTCGTCTCCTTCTCTGGATAATATCCTAAAAGTAAATACTGTGCTACCTAAATTAATAGGTTTTTGATCTTGGTTAAGAAATTGGAATAGTAAAGTAGTATCTACTCCTTTATGTGCTTTTAAGTTATAAGAATACACTTCTGAATACCTCGCTCGATAGATGCTGTTTAATTCTAAATCCGGGTCGACTATAATGACCCGTTTGTGTTGGTTGTATAAATAGACTTTAGTTGAATACATGTGTATATTTATATGGAAAATGAACTATTTCAAAAGGTATCCGAAAAATATCCATTTTTGTCAATAGTTCGTTATGCAGGGGTTGAATATATAGGAATAGTAATGAATCAGGACAAGCTCTTTACTACTATGTATAACTTTGGTGATATACAAGATCAAGAAGAGAAACAGCTATTCTTAGACTTAGGCGAAACATGGTGGTGGGAAGCAAATAGAAGCGTGCCTATAAACCTATTCTTAAAGAAAGAGTTCGCGCAATTTAAGAGTTATAGACTAACGTTTACTAACAAAACTGTAGAGTTATTAAGTGGGCCATGCACTAGCTTAGATAACATCACTCATAAACGATCTAAAAGAAAATCTATAACTCTTGTAAGAGATATTAGCAAATAGCAATACACTATCTTATGTATATCACTAATTAATAATATTCATATGCAACGCTACTAGTGTTGCATATGAAATAGCATGCGCTTGTTTAAAATAATAAGCATTATCGTCTGGCTTAACCCATACCTCTTTAGCAATATCTTTCCAGTCTTTTCCTATTAGATGTCGTTTAGCAGGTCTTATTATTGATAATAACATTGCCATCTGCATAATACTACTAGGTTTCATTTGTTGCACTAAATTATAATGGTCACCAATGTGTATAAGGTTGCTACAAAAGACCTTGTCTTGTAGTCTATTCCATTTAGGCTCTTTAGCTAACAATATATCGTAATGCTCTTGATCTCTAATATGATTGTACACTGATACATTTAAGAAATCTATCTTAAAGTAGCCACGAGCATCTGCTTCTTTGTAGTCTATGTTTGCACAGTTATGCACAGGATCGTACGGTATATCAGTAACATAAACACCGCTGTTATGCTGTTTGGTGTCAGTATTAGTCTCTTGCCTTGCTGGTGTGTGTTTTACTAGTGTAAGTATTGACTCTCTATCCGCAAAATCAATATCAATATCAGCGTCTATTCTCATTTCATTATTTTATTCTACCAACCTGCCTCTTTTAGCATTTTTTCTAGAAATTCCTTTTCTTCTCTGTACTTTGCAAATTTAGGTTGCCAAATGTCTGGATTAATCTTATCCCATATTATACGTGTTTGCTCTGTAGTTAAGCTACTTAAATAAGCAACACCACTATCGCAACTATATACAACCCAAGGACTAATATGCCCATTATCTATTGAATAGCAGACTTCATTAGTCTTACCATATCGTAACATGTCATATTCATTTGCATTATTCACTTCTCCCCATTTAATGCCATGCTGTATGGCTCTTGCTAATGCATCTGTTGGATTCTCTACTCTTAGTAGCTTCTCTAAATGCTCTGTGTATACTACATCACTACACCAATAGTCTAGCTTTCTGCCACTCTGTATAACATAATCAGCAAACCTATTAACACCTATAGCATTAATGTCTACACAGTACCTACCAAACTTAACAAACGCTTTATAGTATGGACTATGTATAAACTCTTCATGGCTTTTTTCTTTTCCTGCGACGTGCGTATATTTGTAAAACTTTAAGAATGTATTGTATCCTAGTCTTACGCCTTTTTCCTTTCGTTCTTCCCATCGCTTTCTCTTCTCGCAAACATGTACTACAAATGCTTTCTCGCGCTTGTAAACTTTGCCGCAAAACCTACATTCAAGCTTAGACTTGACCGCTGTCTTTAGCATACTGCTTTATCTCTTTTTTTGTAACCATTGTACTTAGCAATTCTATCTCATCTTCTTTGTAGGATGGATATAACATTATCAATTCTTTCTTAATATCGTCTTGTTTTTTAGTAGATATTTTCTTTTTACCTTTTATCCAATTATGTCGTTGCTGTCCAAAATTAGGACTGCCTGCCGCTAATGTTAGCCACTGTAACTTAGGGTGTTTACTAATGTTGAACAAGTGTTTGTTTGCATGATGGTTCATACTTGCTAGGTAGTAGTGCTGTATCGTTTGGTTACCTTCTACGCTTGCACCCCACTTTAACCCTAAAAATGCCGTAAAACCTTTCTTCTCTTCGTCTGTTAACGTGTCGTAGAATGCATAATCCTTCTTATCAACTGCTCGTAATACTTTAAATATATCTAACTTTTGTGCCATTTACCAGGCCTGTGAGTAATCTACTATTTGACAATTTCTAGACACATCTTTAATAAAATACACTACTCTAGGTTTAGAACCTTCATCTATCGGCACGGCTAAATACTGCCCGTTTTTTAACTTAGGATTATACCATTGTACTTCGTTATATACATCTAATACTTCTACAGGTAAAAAGTCAGCACTGTAACCACTTAGACTGTTAAATTCAAACGCTTTGAAATCTCTATCATTTATACTTGTTAATTGCAATGCTTCTAAATCGCCTGTTTCGTATTCGCCTATTAATAGATGCCAGTCCATAGGCATTTTAAGAACTTTATCGCCGATTCTTAAAACAAGCGCAGGTGCAGTAAAGCTTTCTAAAAAGATTAAAGGAATATAAAAATAGTCTGGGTCCTTAGGATTGCTGTTGTCAAAAATAGAAAATCTTAAATCATCTATCTTCTCAGGTAATTCATCTAATTCGTATGCTGTGTCTTCAAGTGTGTGTATTTTCATAAGTGTATTATATATGAAGATAACCTAAAGCTAACCAATAACTATGTCTTTAATCTGTCTTTGGTGATTTTAAAATGCAAGGCTATTAGGATACGTTAACTTCCAGAATGTAACGTCCCGTGGTTTCATGTAAGTTATGATCCTGTAATGCAACAGATTATGCCCATGTTCTCCGATATACTCTTTCATTTTAATATACACCGTTTGGTCAAGACAGTTATCTGTTGCCCATTTCATTCCGGGCTTTTCTAACCTATCTCTTGCGTGGTTCATTAAGATTCGGCAACAACCGGAGTAACACACTATTACCTCTAAACCAAAAGGCGTTAGTTCGACCTTATGATATTCTCCGCTTACGTCCGCTAAATGTCCGTAGTATCTTTCTAAATGCATAATAATAATTATGCATAATTACTTCCATTCTAGCTTCTCTAAAGAAAAAGGATACTCTGCTTCTTTATAGAATTTCTTACGTTTAGTTAAATGCCGTTTAGCAAACTTACAGCTACTAGTAATATCCCATATTTGTACTTCGT